GAGGTTAAAGACCAGATGGCAGCGTCGGTAAAAGCAACTCTCGATAAATTCGAGCAGGAGAAAAAGGCAGAGGCAGCCAAGAAAATTGGAGTGCGAAAAGAATCAGATGAATCCACGCTAACGCAAGCACTGGACATCCTGGAGGACCTGGAGTCTGAGGAAGAGATTGCTGAGTTTCTAGAGACCCTAGATGAAGATACCTACGCGGAAGTGGAAAATGCTCTCAATGAAGTTGAGCTGGATGAAATAAGCCAAGATACCGCCCGCAGTTACGCTCAAAAGGCCAAGGTTAGCCAAAAGAAGCTAGTCGCTCAAACGTGGTCTAAAGATCTACATAAGGACGACGTTCCGAAGCTAGTCAACAAAATCGAAAAACGTCAAGATGGACTCAACCGCGCTCTTAGCGATAAACGTTATTACAAAGAATCTACACTCGAAAAGGCGATCTCAAACTATCGTTCTATCAACGAGGGTACATGGACACTAACATCAAAGGATGGAATCCAGAAGAGGTTCAAAGACGACAAATCTCAAGCAGCCAAAGATTGGGTGTCCGGAAACCAAAAGAAAGAGAAGATCATGAGCGCCAAAGTTCCAAAAGCCGCAGCAGTTTCCTTGGATACCATCTGGCGCAAAGTTGAGGATGTTGTGGGTAACATCTACCCAGACGGAGACCCAATCGACTACCTCGGACCGTGGTGCAAGAAGCAGGGTATCGACTACTCTATGGTCGACAAAGCTGCGAAGAAGCATGGATTCAAAGACGTCTACGCTTACTGGGACTCGATGAGCGAACATCTGGGTTAACTCCAGATCCACTAAATACTTCAAAACACTGATGGAATAACCACATGAAGACATTCAACGAATTCAACAAAGAAATCTCGGAAGCCGATTTTGGCTCAATGGCATCGCAGCTTAAGAAGTACGGTGGAAAAGAGAACGTCAAGGACACCCCAAAGGCCCCGCAAACTCGTTCCAAGTATGCTCCAGACTACACCATGACTGGGCATAAGGAAAAGAATACCTCTACAGGACGTCAATATTCCAAGGTTCTTCCAGATTACGACGATGAAGATGACGTCAAGGCGGCTAAGAAGTCCGTTACCACAGGAGCAACTCCTCAAGAGAAGCGCGGTCGTGGTCGTCCAAAGGGTGTAGGAGCAAAGGCTGGTCAGTACAAGCCGCGCGATCCTGAGAAGAAAGCAGCATCTGCAGCAAAAGCAGCGGCATCCAAAGCAGCCAACAAAGCAAAGAAAGCAGCTCTGACGAATGAGGATTGCGAAGAGATCTTTGAAGGTCTGACGTTTGATGACATGATGGAGGTTATGATTGACGAGGAAGTTGTGGCTCTGGATGAGCTGAGCAAAGGAACTCTCGGGTCTTATATCAAGAAGGCATCGGTTGATTTGGCAAAGGCAAGTGTCGTCGCAGCAAATAAGATGCACGACAATGATTTTGACGGTGCAATTGCTGTCGCAAACAAAGGTGGAAATCGACGCAAGGGTATCGTGAAAGCTACCGATCGCCTAACGAAGGAATCTGTAGACGAGGCAGCTGACGTTAAAGTGGGGTCTATTGTTACTCCAAAGATTGGACCACACGCCGGCAGACCACATACGGTGATTCACGTGCACGATGACGGCACCTTTAACATCAAGCCCAATATGGATGTCAAGAAAGTCAAGTATCACCTGGGCGCAGCACGCTGCTCCAAGAAGGACTTGCAGGAATCCACAGAGATCAATGAGATGTACTATGCCGGAGGAACAATTGGACCACACGCCGGCAGACCACACTCCCTCGTGAAGTATGAAGATTTCGTACTAGAGGATCTAGAGCTATTCATCGAATCCGAAGAGTTCAACGAGCTAGATGAAAATGAGCTGGGTCTCTTGGAGGGTATCTTCAATGAGTCCTCCGATACCGTTGTCAAAGACAAGAGCGGAAAAGTCGTTAAGTTCAAACACAAAGGGGATTGGAAAGACTCTAAGAAGGATCCAATCGTAGACAAATCTGGAGCAAAGCACACAGCACATTCCAGAGTTAGAGACTTGGCACGAAATGCAATCAAGCGCGCCAGCAAAGGCGAAATCAACTTTGTACAGTCGCAAAACGAATCTGAAAAAGCCGGAACAAAGCCGGTGATTAATGACGCAGTGGCATTCTATGCCTCAAAACTAACCAGTAACCTAATCAAGGAATAAAATCATGCCATTATTTGGAAATATTGACAATGCAAACTCGAAGCCCAAGTGGCTCTCTTCTGCAGAAAAAGCAGAGACATTTTTCGTATCGGTTGAGGAAGCTCAACTGGCAACCAACAAAGCAAAGGGCATCACCGGCGCTGGATGGTATAAATTGACCTCTAAAGTCGGCGCTGACGGCACCAAGAGAAATTTTGCCGAATGTCTCGTTGCTATGAGCATCTTGAATGCCACCTCCGGGGATGCATCCGATGACGCTTATGTTGCGGATGCAGAACTTGCGTTCACCACACAACCCTCTGGAGCAAACGTAACAGCACCAGCAGCATCTTCGTTCACCGTAGTTGTTGACCCATCCGCAGGTGCTACGTACCAGTGGCAAGTCAAGGTTGGAGCGGCAGCTTACGTTAACGTAACCAACGCAGGTGTCTACACGAACGCAACTACAGCAACCCTGAATATCTCGGATAGCACCGGACTCAGCGGAAACAAGTATCGCGTGGTGGTTACAAATGCAGCGACTACAGCAGTCGTTACATCCAAGCCAGCAACGTTGACAGCAGTTGAGCCTACATTCGCAGCATTGACTCAAGCAGTTAATCGCTCCGTAACAGCACCAGCAGCAACGACCTTTGGTCCGGTTGCAGTTGTAGCGGGTATCGCATCGACGAGCTATCAGTGGCAAGTCAAGGTTGGAGCAGCAGCTTACGTTAACGTAACCAACGCAGGTGTCTACACAGGAGCAACAACGGCAACGTTGAGCATCTCTGATAGCACGGGCTTGGACGGCAATATGTATCAGTGCGTTGCTACAAACAACACATCTGGAGCCGTGGTTACATTTGACGCGAAGACTCTGACGGTTGCCTAATAAGCGACTACATACTTGATGATTACAGAGAAAAACTTTCTACAACGAGCTCTAAAAGCATATGAAAATCCTCAATGCATTACATTAGATGAGTTCAAATCGGATTTAGATCGTTTTTCTCATGTCAAAAAGTTAATAACCAAATACAAAAATGGAACAGGTGCTTTGAATGAGCGCCTGATTCTCAACCACCTTGTTATTTGTTTCAATGTTTTTGGGGATGAATCTATATTATTGGCAATGTATAGAGTTTCTAAAGAGGATTGGGACGTTTTGTTTCCATTCTTTATTTTGTTAGATCGATTACCAGATCATATACAGGAATATCATTTAAATACATCAGATGTTACTTTGGATTCCGAAGTAGTTAATCTGTTAAGGAAAATCTAATGAGAGTCGTTGATTCAATAATTGCCCTTCGGATAGTTTATCTCTTGACTGTGCCATTCAATAAAACGGATGCATATAAGTTGGGTCTAATCGACGAAAATGGCAACAAAATCAAAAATGCAGAGACTTCAGACGAGAAAAATGCCACATCCATGTTGCATAGATTAGTTTGGAATATCAAGAAAGTCTTTGCATTAGTACCGGGCGGAAAGACCAGAATTGGGTCTCTCGTTGCGGCATATATGCTTGTGAGAGAATCTCATGAGATGAAATTAAGTGAGGAAGATTCCCTTAAATACTTTAATGAGAATTTCGACAAAGTTTGGAATCTCCCGTTTGAGGAACGTGAATGGGTAGAAGATGCCATCACAACTTTAATTGAAGATGCCCCAGCAAATGCAACTGGCGCAGAAGTTTCCACAAATACCCCAACAGTCAAACGCGGAAGAAAATTTGCCGAATTCCAAATCGACGACGATACATTCAGCAAATTCAAAAATGGAAAATCCAAATATCGCAGATGGGCCACATATTTGAATCTAGAGGATTCTACCCATAAACAGATTTATGAGTTTGCCACAAAGAATAGAACCGGTATTATCGTTCTGAAAGATTCCAAAGGAACACTAAAGGGAATTAGATATTCCAGAAAAGGTTCCGGTAATTGGGCGAATATCAAAAGAAAACCACAACAAATCGTGGAAAGTTCTTTATACACAGAAATAGAAATAGAGAATATCGAATTATGATTAATATAGACAAAATCGAAGATGAGGTGTACCTAATGACATTACTCAAGGCTCTAGAACAATATGAGAATCAGATATTGGATATTAGCCACCTATCTCATGAAAATAAACAAAAAGTCCTGTCTGCATATAACAAATTAGTATTCAAGGCTAATGCAAATAAAACCCCAGTTAAATTGTCTATTCTGACGGATAAACCCAAGACGGTGGTTTTGGAAGTTGAAGACATTCTCCCAATGGAAATTGCTCAAGAAGTAATCGAAGTCGCAGTCGCAGAACCAAAAGTAATTGAAGTCGCAGAACCAGAAGTAATCCCGGAAGATTATCGAGAAGAACTTGATACTGCAACTCCAGAAGTAGCAACTCCTAGGAAGAAAAAGAAATGATTGAATCCATATTGATGAATTATTCCCTAGGGATAATCTTCATCTCAATTGTCGCTATTCTAGCCGGATATTTTCTTCCATTCTTTGGTCAATATAGGGTAGCAGTCCAATTTGTTGGTATCGTACTCCTGTCCTACATGCTATTTCTGTCCGGGAAAGATTCGGAGAGGGACGTATGGGAAGAAAAGATGTCCGAGGCAAAAGTGGAAATGGCTAATCTCAGAGCAGCCAGCGAGAAGGTCAACACCCAGACCATCATCAAGTACGTGGACAAAATCAAGTACGTAGACAGAATCAAAACTCAAGTCGTGACGGAGTTTGTCACAAAAGAAAATGATGCAGCATGCACAGTGAATGGTGGATTTGTGAACCTACACGATTCTATCGTAAAGGGGGTTCCTGCGGAACCCAAAGAGACTGACTCCCAACCCTCAGCAGTTAAGCTGTCTGAGATTGCAGAGACCGTCAAGATCAACTACTCCAATTTCCTGCTCAACAGTGAAAAATTAGAGGCCCTCCAAGGGTGGATTCGTGATCAAAAGGAGTTGAGGAAATGAAATACGCTATCTTTCTAGTTTTGCTTCTAATGGTGGGATGCTGGGAAACCATGCCTACAAAGCAGGAGTTTCCGTCTCCTCCATCTCAGCTAATGGAACCACCAATTAAGCTGGTCCCACTAAAGACACACTGAGACAGCACTGCGTGCTGGGACTCGCCTACGGCTCGTCCGGGACACATATAAGATAGATACTTACACTAGCAGCACAGGGTAGCAGCACAAGCACAAGCACTTATGTATTGTAGCATTCTATAGAAACCTTGTCAAATTTATTTTCGCGTGACCTATGGCTAACATTTCCATAGCACCGGAGTAAGTGATGGCAAGGTTCTTTTCTTTTCTCCGAAATTCCCAAAACGACGTAAGGTAGTGGTACTATTCGTCAAAAACGTCAAGAAATCTTCTTTAGAATCAATAGGTTACAAGGGGAATTTTGGTGATTTCCTGTCGTTTTGTGAGCAGCCCAGGACACTATAAAGTTGACTCTCTGGGGTCTATGTTATACAATAAATTATGTCTACATTGTATATTGATTTGAAGTATGCTGCGATGTTATCCGCTCGCCTGCAAAATTTCAAACAACTCAAGGCTCATCTTTACACATTCTCCCACGAATGTGAAGAGGCAACTTATGGGAAGCTCAAAACACGAGCATACATCATCCCCGCCGGCGATCACATGAACGTCTATTGCCATCACTGTGGAATGTCGCATAGGCTGTCGACTTTCATGCACGATCTTGATCCCAACCTTTACCAGGAATATCGCCTGGAGACGTTCAAGGAAGCACACGCTCCAGATAAGAAGATCAGCATTGTATTTCCAGACTTTGAAGAGCCTCCAAAACCAGAGCCCATCCAAAACGACGATAGGATTATTTGGGTCCAGGATCTTCCTATGACACACCCAGTGCGGAAGTACGTACAGACTAGGAAAATCCCAGAGGAGTTCTTCTCGAAGATTGGTGTGGTTGCGGACTTTAATGCTTTTGCCGGCAAGTACATGGATTCCTTCAAAGAGAAAAAGAAGGTCTATCCGAGGCTCATCCTCCCATTTTTTGATAAAGACGGGAGCGTTTCGATGTATTCCTGTCGTGCATTTGGTAAGGAGCAGCCCAAGTACATCAAGCTGAAGGTTAAAGATCAGACGGATCATATTTACGGACTTTGGCGCATAGACGAAAACAAGGACATCTTTGCGCTTGAGGGGCAGATCGACTCCTTGTTCCTGGATAACGCGATTGCGGTTGGATCCGCAGACTATAGCTCCAGGTATCTTGAGGAACACAAGGACAAGATCATCGTTGTGCCAGACTCAGACTACAAGAGGAATCCTCAGGTCTTCCAATCCCTCATGAAAGTTGTTGATGCTGGGTTTCGGATCGCTCTGATGCCAGAGTCCATTCCGTGGAAAGACATCAACGATTGTGTGGCAAAGGGCGGGTATCAAGGAAAAGTCATCCAAGACATTCTACTAAATAACATTTCAAGCGGCGTCGCTGCCAAACTAGAACTAAATTATAGGAAACGATTTTAGCATGAATCCACATAAGAATCGAGAGCTTTTTTCGTCCTTTCCTGTAATCGACAAAGAATTTGATTTGGTGTTCGTAGACGCAGTTAAGTTTGTGGGAGACGATAACGAGGAATCTTTTGTTCCCATCATCCGGTACGTTATGAAAAACAAAGAGGACCACAGGTACGTTATGAAAAACAAAGAGGACCACACTATAGATGCTGGCTTTACTCTCAGAACCGGAGCAATTTTAGAGTCCATAGACGATGTATCTAAATTTGTAAACACCGTCGTTGGTGTTAGATTTTTTGCTGTGGACGTGAGTGCTCTTGGCACAATCTACAACGAAAAGATGGAATCCATCCAAGATGTGGATTGGAATGACATCATAGCTAAGTCAAAAGAATTCTCGGATTACGAACCCAAAGAAAAACAGTATCTGCATTAATTTGCAACTCAAAAGGGAAGGACTCGTCGTGGGTCCTTCCGCATCATTATACAATAAAGGAAAAACAATGACGGAAATCGGAGCCACCATATTTCAAACCGAATTTAGCCAAGAGGTTTGGGAGAATACCTATAAGCACCACACAGATGACACAATTAACGACACATTTAGACGAGTGGCCAGAGACATTGCTTCCGTAGAGGAAACCGAGGAAAAGAAGAAGGAGTGGGAAGACAAGTTCTATGAAGCCATGAGCAACTTCAAGGTTATCCCCGGCGGTAGGATTTTAGCCAATGCTGGTGCTGATTGGGCGGGCACCACAATGATGAACTGCTACGTGGGACCTCTCCCCAAGTATGATCTGGACTCGATCGATGGAATCTATCAAGTGCTTGTCGATCAAGCCAACACACTGAAATCCGAGGGTGGCTGGGGTATGGATTTCAGCTGGATTCGCCCGCGTGGGTCCTTCATCGGCGGCATTGGAGTTGAGTCTCCTGGATCTATCCGCTTTATGGAGCTATTCGACAAGAGCTCCGATATTATCACCTCTGGCAGTGGTAAGAAATCCTCTAACGGAACAGCAAAGAAGAAGATCCGCAAGGGTGCCATGATGGCTACTCTGTCGGTGACTCACCCAGACATCATCGAGTTTATTACAGCGAAGCAGACTCAGGGTCGCCTGGCTAAGTTCAACATGTCTGTGAACTGTACAGATGAGTTTATGACTCTGGTTAACTTGGGAGACCCGGATGCGGAATGGAATCTGGAGTTCCCAAATACCAAGCACCCAAAATACAAAGAGGAATGGTTTGGTAACATCAAAAACTGGAAAGCAAAGGGATATGAGACAATCGTTTACAGCACCGTCAAGGTCCAGTGGCTGTGGAATCTCATCATGGAATCCACCTACAACCGCAACGAGCCGGGCGTGCTATTCCTGGATCGTGCTAACTCCTTCAACCCGCTATCGTACGCAGAGTTCATTCTCAGCACTAACCCCTGCGGAGAACAGACCCTACCAGCAGGCGGTGTTTGCGACCTGGGAACAACCAATCTGACGCAGTACGTTCGCCCAGATGGAAAGGGATTTGACATTCCAAAGTTGACTGCGGCTGTGAAGACCTTAGTTCGTTTCCTGGACAACGTTAATTCAAGAAGCCGTGCGCCGCTGCCGCAATACGAATACTCCATGCAAAACAAGCGTCGTATTGGTTGTGGTGTCATGGGATACGCATCTTCCCTGTTCATGATGAGGGTTCGTTTTGGATCTCCAGAAGCAGCAGCAATTCGAGATGAGATGATTAGCGCATATGCGCGCGCAGCATACGAAGCCTCGATCGACCTTGCTGCGGAAAAGGGAATGTTCTCGCTTTGCGATCCACTGCAACACGCTGAAGGTCTCTTCATCAGTCAGCTTGGTTTGAGTGAAGAGTATATGACGAAGCTTCGCAAGTTTGGTATCCGCAACAGTGCTCTACTGAGCCAGCAACCAAACGGCAACTCATCGATCTTTGCCAACATCGTATCCGGCGGTATCGAGCCAATCTTTATGCCTGAGTATGTTCGGACTGCTGGCGTTGTTCATGTTCCGGATCACTTGCTGTCGGTCACTCCTAAGTATTCTGAGGGTGTTTTTGACGAGACTTCCTTCTTCAAGTGGGTTAAGGAAGGCGATGAGGATATCCTCATGGGTACAGACACAGATGGTACGGTGTACAAAATTGACCGCAACCGAGGTATGACTAAAGAAGTTCTCTGCGAGGATTATGGCGTCCGCTACTTGAAAGCAAGAGGGGAATGGGATCCAAAGGCTCCATGGGCAGTCACAACAACAGAGCTCTCGGTGATGGATCACGTTAACGATCTTCGCGGCTTCTCGAGATATACGGATTCTGCGTGCTCAAAGACATGCAACATTCCAAATGATTACCCGCTGGATGACTTCAAAAAGCTCTATCTGGAAGTCTACAATACGGGCGTCATCAAGGGATTCACCACGTATAGAGCGGGAACAATGGCAACTGTTCTGGCGGCGGTGGACTCCACATCCACACCAGAGGAAATCATCTTGGATGATGTGAAGCTCCCAGACAGCCTCCCAGCGACTCTAAATACACTAAGGTCGGAGGGAAGGAAGTGGTATCTCACAACAATTCTCAGTGAGGACCGCAGTCGTCCTGTGGCGCTCTTTGTGCAGACTAACAATCATGAGAAGAACATCACAGCAAACGATGCAACGGAACGACTCTTGGCGCTGGCTAGAGGGAAGGGAATCCCAGAGAGACACGTGGCGGACGTTGAGAGGAAAATTGCTGGAGACAACAATGCATCCAAGATTTGCCGCGTGATTAGCCTCTGTTTGCGTCATGGAATTGCAATCAAAAGCGTGGTAAGTACGCTGGACAAGGTGGAATGTATTGTGGGAACGTTTGTGTTCCACATCCGAAAGTTCCTAGGAACATTCATCTTGGATGGAACAAAAGTAGAGGGTGAGTCTTGCCTTGAGTGTGGATCCCACAATGTGGTCTACCAAGAGGGTTGCAAGACGTGCCTAAATTGTGGAAGTAGCAAGTGCGGCTAAGGAGAAAATATGTATATCGCATTCTATAAATCTTCGTGGTGTAGTGGGTGCAAAGTTTTGGATGAGATGCTCAAGAATACGACGCTCCCATACCCCCTCATCACGATCGACATTGACAAGAACCCGGAGCTTGCTGCCCAGCGGTTTGCGACGGAGATCCCAACTCTCATGCTCATCTATGGGGATACGGTAGTGGCGCGTAGGAGCGGGTCCTTTACGGACCTCGATCTGAAGCTGTTCCTAGATGAGGGAAGGATGTTCAATGAAACTTGCTGAGTACAGAATCGGCAGCTATGAATACAATAGCGAAACGCGAGAATACTATCGCATCATAGAGACGGTCTATTCGACCAATCGGGGCGATATTGTTCTTGAAGATAAGCACCAAGAGGACCTCTGGCTCTCTTGGCAAATTCCGGACAATTTCCATGATAAAATCTGGTAAGACTCTTTTGGTGTTTGGCTCTAGGACGTGCCTTCCGTGTTTGGATCTCAGTGAGAAGATTCTCAGATTAGGGGCAGATCAAAATGCTATCGTAAATCTGGATGTAGACTTGGACGCGGATCTATTTAGGGAATACGGTGTCTTCACTCTCCCCGTGCTTGTTCTCTTGGGCAAAACCGGGAAAGAGGAAAAGAGATCCGTCGGAGACATCACCGTCAACAAACTTCGAGAATTCCTTGCCCACTAAGTAAGCAGAGGAATTTTACAAAGGGAAAACAACAATGCAAAAAATCCAATTCAAATGCGACAACTGTGAAGCACACGGAACTGTTCGTCTACCAGACGACTGTGACGAGAACAAAGTTCAGTGCTGTCCGTGCTGTGGGGAGTTCCTCCCCGACATAGACGAGGATGACGAATAACTGGGTAGACTCTACTGGCGCTCCTGTTTTGGTTCCTCCCGAGGGCGCAGTCGGTTTTGTTTATTTGATTACTCGTACAGACACAGGCAGAAAGTACATCGGAAAGAAGCTTCTAAAGTTCGCTAGGACCAAGGTTCTCAAGGGAAAGAAGAAGCGGTTTCAGATTGATTCAGACTGGCTAACGTACTATGGGTCCAATGATACCCTCCAGGCAGAGGTTAAAGAGCTAGGTGAAGATCTCTTCAAACGTGAGATTCTACACTTTTGTTTCTCGAAGAGCGAGTGCAACTATATGGAATCCAAGTTGATTCTAACTATGGGAGCACTCCTTTCTGAGGATTTCTACAATCGCTGGGTGAGCATGAGGATAACGAAAACTCATGTGCTATCAGCACTCAAAAAGAACACATTCAATTGACATCTGTCATTTGGTGTGCTATAATTTATTATTAGGCGTTGAGAAACGCCCCTTTCAATAGCTAACTCAAGGAGGTCACATGACCAACGCGACAAGTAAGCTCAAGGTTTCCGAAATCTTCGGACCCGCAGGCTACTGGAATTTTAACGTAGCCGAAGGCGGCTTTGACAATCAATTTGTAGAACGCTGGGGTGTTACCCAAGGCGAAGGAAAGTACGTGGGCACTCGTTCCGTATTCGTCCGAATGTTTGGGTGCAATCTGCGGTGTCCTAGCTTCGGCTTGGAACATGGTCACAAGACCACAGAGCCCGAGGCGTTCGCACAACAAATCCATCTCTACAAGAACATCTCCGAAACACCCGCCGCACAGTTTGGGTGCGACACCTACTTCAGTGTCTATCCGGAATTCAAATCTCTGAGCCCCATTCTGGATGTCAAGGAAGTGGCTCGAATGATTCTGCAGGCAGCAGGTGGATCGCTCTTCAAGAATCCACACTCCCCAATCCACATCATATTCACCGGTGGAGAGCCGATGCTACCGGGTTGGCAGAAGGCATATCCAGCATTACTCAAAGAACTACACGAACAAGATCCATCGCAGAATTTTCTCAAGGTGATTCCCCTTACCGTTGAGACGAACGGAACCCAAGAGATGCTTTGGGAATCGTGGGACCCAATTATCGACCTCTGCGACGTAACGTGGAGCGTGAGCCCCAAGCTGTCCTGTTCCGGTCATACGGAAGAAGAAGCAATCTTCCCGGAGATTGTCGCCGGATACAAGAATCACCCGTCCGATCTCTATCTCAAATTTGTTTGCCAGAGTGTTGCGGATTTGGATGAGGTGGACCATGTGGTTGCTAAGTACAGAGATTACATTGGGTATCAGCCTCCGGTCTACATCATGCCCGAAGGCGGAACAACAGCAGAGTATCAAAAGCATTCCACAGTTGAGCTCGCTGGAGAGGCGGTAAAGCGTGGATACAACATTACGCCAAGACTCCAAGTTCTCATTGGCGCAAACCTAACAGGATGGTAAGATGACAGTAGATGCGTACGATACGCGACCAGCGATTCAGAAGAAGTACATCAGCACGAAGGAATACAAGGATGCATTCCCCGTTGCCTACAGACAGTGGAGAGCGGATAGCCATTGCAACCACGTTCATGGATACGCCTTGACGTTCCGCTTTTGGTTTGAAACCGATGAGTTGGACGTTCGCAATTGGGCTATGGACTACGGTGGCTTGAAGCCCCTGAAGTCCACACTTGAGGATCTCTTCGACCACGTTCTCTTGGTTGCTGAAGACGACCCTGAGAAAGACACGCTCATGACTCTACAGGGGGTTGGTGCGGCAAAGATTACGCTCGTCGACAAGACGGGATGTGAAGGTCTGGCGGATTGGCTTTATGAGTACATCAACACTATCTTCCTTCCTAACTACGGGAAAGCAGAAGCGGAACGTCTCTGGTGCTCCCGCGTAGAGGTGCGTGAGACCGCGGCAAATATGGCAATGCGATGTGGTCATCGCGAATGGAATGAATTTTAAGGAACAAAATGAAAACAGATGCAAAACTAGGACAAGAAATTAATGCTTACCTCAGAGCGAAAGGGGTTGAGACTCCCGTTCTGATTCAACCATCCGGTCCCATCATGACCGATGGCTATAAGATTAACGAAATCTCCAATCACATTCGAGGTATTATGAGCATCCTGGGATTGGACTTGGCGGATGACTCCCTCAAGGACACGCCTGATCGTGTGGGGAAGATGTACATCAACGAGATCTTCCGCGGACTCAACTACGACCACTTTCCCAAGTGCACAGCGGTGGACAACAAGATGAAGTACGATGAGATGGTCATCGAGCGCAACATTACAGCAATCTCTGTATGCGAACATCACTTGGTCACTATCGACCAGAAGGTGGACATCGCGTACATCCCAGCCCAGAAGGTATTGGGATTGAGCAAGCTGAACCGCATTGCGAAGTTCTTCGCACAGCGCCCACAAATTCAGGAGCGTTACGTGGAGCAGGTCTTCCATGCGATGGAATACATCCTGGGAACAAGCGACATTGCGGTTGTGGTGCGCGGAAAGCATTACTGCGTGGCGCAGCGCGGTGTTGAGGATACATCCTCATTCACCATCACAAGCAAACTGGGCGGCTCGTTCAAAGAGAACCCAGCACAACGCAAAGAATTCATGGATCTGGTGAGGTCAAACTAATGTCCCAATTGGAATATATTATATCCGGAACAGGATATACGCGCTGTCACTCAGCGTATTTCCAAGACAACGCTGTGGAAAAAGAGAAGCTGAATGACATCTTCAAGAAGGTCAATCAGCTAACCAACCACAAGTTTGGCGCGCTATACAACGCCTGCACAGAATCTAATTTTGGAAAGCGACTGATGGAGTTTGATGCCTTCAGCACTATCCATGCCGATTCTGGCGGATTGCAGATTGTAACTCAGGGTGCCGAGATTACCGAGAAGCTCAAAAACGACGTCTACCACAACCAAGCCAAGTACAGCAATCTTGGCATGTGTTTTGATGAGATTCCTGTTACTATGGCGGACGGTCGCTCCAGCAGAAATGATACCTCTGGTAGAATTTTTGATAAGGATAATTTTCACGTTTATGCCGAAAACACAGGAAAGAACCTGCTAGATCAGATCAACGTATTTGATAAAGAGGGATCTGATTGCAAGCCCTGTTTGATTGCTCATGGAAATTGCGTCGAGACTTATGTTCAGTGGGTGGATATGGTTCTGGGGCAAATCCCACCATCCTTACATCATAGGATTGGTGGTGTAGCTATGGGTGGTGCCGCTTTGGGTGTCGGTCCTCTAGAGGACGTGCAGCGAGCATTTGCATTCTCTCAGCTCACCAACAACTTTGGGCATTTGCACATCTTGGGTGTTGGTGCTGTGGTTCGGATGCTCCCTTATGTGGAGTTTATCAAGTCCGGTCTCTACCCAAGCGATATCACTATCAGCTATGACTCCACGACGCATTCCTCCAGCATCGACTTTGGAGGGTACTTCGCAAACGGCAAGACCAACAAGTTTGGTCGCACCTGGGGCTCTACGTACGATCTCATGATGGAGGGTATCAAGATGACTGCTCCAGATCTGAATGTCACACCCGAGGAATTACTTCGGGTTATGAACTCCAGCAAGACGAAAACTGCGGCAGAGAATGGGGATATCGGTCGGTTCTACATGACAAAGAATGCCGCTATCATCTCCGGAGTGATCAATTTTGCGCGTGAAGTGGATGCCTCAATGAAGGGAAACCGTGTCATGGAGAACGTAATCCACAAGCGCAAGGACTTCACTCCCCTGCGACTCCTGGCTAAGATTCGAGACTCCAAGGACATGGCTGAGTGGGAACGCCTGGCTTCCGGGTTCATGACCTCCAAGAAGATCCAGTCCGTCGCAGGATCGTCTCTAGATGAGTTCTTTTGACATTGGCACTTGGGTGTGCTATAATTATGGTTACATTGAAAGGGTTTGAAAATGGCAGTGACAGTTAAGAAGAAGTTTTGGGGTTTGGATTGCATTATCCGCCACGACTACACTGATCCTGAGATTCAGGAGAAGCTCAAGGGCTATCAGAAGAAGAGCGCCGATGCGTTCCTTCATTTCTGTACCAATGTGCCGAACATGAAGTACGGTTCGTTCTTGGACGTGGGCTGCGGCGACGACTACGTTCTCAATCTTATGAATGGGAAGTTTGTGGAGCGTTGCGGAATTGATCTCTATCCAGGAGCCGATTACGATAACGTCTATGTGGCGGATTGGTACACGATGGCAGAGCCCCATCAGGTATTCTATTCTGACACACACAAGACGCCATACAAATTCGACGGCATCTTCATCAATCACTCGATGGAACACGCCGAGAACGTCTACGCGCTGATGCAACAAGTCTCCGCGATGCAGGAAAAGGATGGTGCTTTGTTTGTTGCGGTGCCAGATGGAAACTCTCCGTTTGGCTATGGAATTACGAGCTCCACAACTCACTTCTCATGCATCACCGAGGGATATCTGAGGACGACGCTCCAGCGTTTTGGGTACAATGTTGAGGTTGAGCGGCGCGAGTTCCGGCCGGGTGCTCCAGAGCTCTGGGCATTTGCGATCAAGCAGTACCACGGTTTCTCGCTGGAGAAGTAATATGGAAAAAGTTAGCATCATGTTCTCGGGTGGTCTTGATTCGATGATTATGTATAACTACGCCATCGCGTGTGATTTGGATCCAGTTTGTATCTACGTAGACCTCGGACACCCATACGCACACAAGGAAAAGGCGGCAATGGCTCGCAGATCCAGGTGGATGCCAAAGGTTGAGATTATTGAACTCTCTACTCTCTGGCACCTAATTGAGAAGAGAATGAGCAATCAGATCATCCCAAGTCGAAATGTCCTTTTGGCTGTGATTGGTGGTATGTTCTCTCCGGAAGTTTGGTTGGGTGCTCTAGACGGTGAGCAACTAGGAAAAGAGCACGACAAGAGTCCGCGATTCTTTGAGGACACGACAAAGCTCCTGACCTTCACTAACGAGTTCTTCCAAAAAGAGACGCGAGTTTTTGCTCCCTTTGCTTATATGTCCAAGTCGGAGACTCTTCGCTGGGCTTTGGATAATGGCATTCCTTTGGAAGAACTGCTCGCTACCTCATCTTGCTATGACGGAGAAAAGGGAAAGTGTGGAGTATGTTTGACCTGCGTGAAACGTCGCTTGGCGTTCCTAGCGAACGGCATCGAGGAACCCGGATATGACGTGGATCTGATGGACTCACCGTACATGCAAGAGTTGATCCGGGAAATTCCCATTGCGGATGCCAATAAGGATTACACTCGATTCACGCCTAAGCGAATTGAAGAATTTAAAGCTGCGATGAAGGAGCTGGGAATATGAACATAAATATGGAATTTGCAAGAGCTATTGATTTTCTAATAGCTCTGAATGTCAACCGGCAATGTGCCTTCGGGGCCCAGGAGAGTTTTATCTCCAAAAAACACTGGGCTAAAGAGTTTGCTACGGTCCGATGCAATATAGGACGACAAATTGGAAAAACGTCCTATATCAAATCCAGAGCGAGTTATGGTGATTTGATTATCGTCGGTAAATATGCTCTCAAGAAAGAAATGATGCATCCAATTCCATCTGCGAATGTGATAACACATGCAGATCTGGATATAGTCAAATTTGATTGGCCTCGATATCATCGAATTTACATCGACGAGCCCGGCAACTTAAATCTCGATTTAGTTTATGACATTTTCGCTCGGGACACGAGGCAGCTTTTTATAATTCTTGGCAGTTGACTTTTATTCCACTTTTGTGTTATAATTAGCACATGAGAAATACATTTGAAGTTAAGGTTCTGGATTTCCCAACCGACATCTAATCATGCCACTATTTTTGATTGGTTTTTTGACCCTAGCCATTCCAATTTGGGTTGTTCTTGCTCTCCTTAGATCCTTTGGCTTTTTGCGAGGCATCAATAAAAACGTCTTTCTCATCCCAATTGGTGTTATGTTGGGTGGAATTGCTCTTATCTTTTTCCAAATTCTCGGGTTCTTTGTTGTGATGTACAGCATGAGCGTCGGGCAGTAAACTACTAGAAAGACTCATGCGTAATTACAAACAGATGGAAGTTGATTTCTTCCATGCCCGTGCGACATTTGATTTTGATACCATGCGGTCCATTGCGGAATGTGCGCGGGCGATAATCCACATGCTGGACGTTCGATGCCAGTTCTACTGCGACCAATACGGCGCTCGATTGGACATTCACGATCACGCACTCCCGCGCACTCCCCTTCAGGATAAGTATGAGCGCCTACTTCTTGAATACAATGAGGCGAACCGCCTCGGAAAAGTCGTAGCTGCCTATGTCTGATTTCATCATTTTTGACTCTGAGGATTTCCATGTGAATGGAACTGTCCTCTCCAATACCATCTTCAAGACCGCCGTGGATTTTTCACAATTTGTCGAGACCACGGCAGCAAAGCAGGGAGCCTCTCTCACCCAAGTCATCTTGGAATACTGTGAGAATAAGGACGTAGACTACCTCGACGTAGCGAAGCTCCTGTCTCCCACACTCAAAGAGAAAATTGCGTTTGAAATGCAGGAAGCTGGGTTACTTCCTAAGCACACTGTGCTGGAGTTTGAATGAGAACTATACTGTACGCACCACATCGAATTGATATTCCTTACAAAACAAAGAAGATCTTTCTCGCTGGGTCGATTGAGATGGGAACCGCAGGACCCTGGCAGGAGGAAATCCCGGCGCAAGTTGATTCTCATTATGACCCGCTTGTTTTCTGCAATCCTCGACGACCAGATTGGGATTGGACCTGGGAGCAATCCATAGAGAATCCAAAATTCATGGAACAGGTTACTTGGGAGCTCGATCACATTGAAGAAGCAGATATTGTGTTCTTCTATTTTGACCCAGCAACCAAATCTCCAATCAGTCTCATGGAGCTTGGTTACGCTATCGGAAGATGCGAATACGGTGCTAGTTTGGTTGTTTTCTGTCCCGATGGATTCTGGAGACAAGGCAACGTCGAGATCATCTGCAACCGATGGGGCATCACTATGCACCGCCACTTGGACCTGGCTATTGCAGAACTGAATATTAAATTGGCAATGATTAGAGGGGTTACGCATGACATACAAACTACTTGAACGGTGTTTTTGGTTTTTGGACCGAACAGCTAACGCCAGAAACCTGCATCCAGACGACCAGGCGCTTCTCGATGACGTTCGCGCTCACCTTGCCCATTGCGATGAGGATGGATACGGCCCGGCAAACCTTGTGCGACGGCTTGAGCACGGCTATCCAGAGCAGTACGGATACAACGCTGAAACGGTCGTGCGGCTGGTGGCTAAGAACGAGCAACTGCGGAAGGATGCGGAGCGTTATCAGTGGCTAGCTAAGTACCTTGTGTCTGATGATGAATCACATGACGATGCAATCGTAGCCGCAACAACTGTGGCGGAACTTGATTACGTAACTGACGCAGCAATGAAAGGAACACCATGACCACCATCACCATTGATCGCGCATTGCTGGAGCAGGTTCAAGAGTTCCTGTACCGGGTCACGCATTGGAAGGGCGGAAACCACGAAGAGCTGACCGACCTCCACGACATGAAGGAGACGATTAAAGCCGCACTGGAAGCGCCAGCAACTGCGCCAGCATGGCACGTTGCGCCGACTGTGCCGGGGTTGTGGGTGTCTGACTTTTCGTGGATGGCGCAGAAACTTGACCGTGAGACCGTAGAGTTCTATGCAAAAAATAGGTCCATCCCAAGCCGCCGCTGGTACGGACCCATCCCGGAGGACAAGCCATGACCACCAGACAAGCGTTTGAAACCGAAGCCAAAAAGCACGGCTTTATCTTGGACAGGCTGGACAAGTCCGGTGTGTACGTCCAGCTTATTACAGAGCAGGCTTGGAGCACATGGCAAGCCGCCACCAACGCAGCGCTGGATAGGGCTGCGGAGGTGTGCGAAGCCATCGAAAACGGAGAGAAGCCGGATGGGTCGATTGCTGCTGGCTTGTCTTGGGAATGCGCCGACGCTATCCGCGCACTGAAGGAGAAGCCATGACCCTTAAAGAACTTGCGCTGCTGTCTGGTGTAAGCGTCGAACGGTGCGACAAAGAATGGGGAGGGACATGGGCGTATAAAACCGCCGACTACCCTAATTCAACGATGTGCGGTTATCGAAGCGAGTCCGCCGTTTACAAGGCGTGGGCGGAAGACACGTTCGGTAAGACCGCATTCAAGGCCCTCACAAAGCTACTGAAGGAGCAGCAATGACCACCAGAGAAGCGTTTGAGGAGTGGTATGAGGTTGACTGCTATCCATGCGAACACAGCAACTGGTTCCGTCTGGACAGTGACGGAGACTATGAGTTTGATGAAGTTCAGTATGCATGGCGCACATGGCAAGCCGCCACCGAGACAGTCATCACAGAGTACCGTCAGCAATGTCTTGACAACGCGGCTGAGATTGCGCGGCTGCGAAAACTGATTGCAGATCACGTCAACTCAAGCAACAACGACGACAGCGCTGGCGACACATTCGGTGCATTGATGGCTGAGGTACAACCAAAGCACAAGCCGAAGCCGTTCATCGGGACACGTAGCGCAATCTACAAATGCACAGACTGCGGTCATGAGCAAAGCGTGCAAGAGATTCACACCGAATACGGCGTTTATGTCGGATCAGGCGCGAACTGGTGCGACAAGTGCGGGGACGGAAAGCCAGAAAGAAAGGAGACACCATGACCACCATCACTATGGAAAAACACATCCTTAAACGGCTAGATGCACTGGAAGACTTCGCAAAAGAAATACGTGCCGCCTTGGCAGCGCCAGCAACCGCACCATCCGCAAAAGCAAAAAAGCCTCGACTGAACAGCGCAGCATTTATGACTGCGCTGGTGGCCGCCGCCGAATCAAGAAAAATGAGCATGCGAGATGTTTCTATGGCAACTGGAGTAAATGAAACCACACTTAGTCGCATGAAGCGAGGGGAGCGCGCCTGCGATGCAGCCAGCTTTTCTGCGCTGGCGACGTGGGCTGGATTGAACCCACAAGATTTCTATTTACCTTCCACAGCGCCAGCAACTGCGCCAGACTACTACGTGAACGAAGTGAACAAACTGACCAAAGGACTGACATGATCAATCTAATGCACGGTGACTGCCTTGAACTGATGCGGGAGATTCCCGATGGTTCGGTGGACATGATTCTGTGTGATCTGCCGTATGGAACAACGGCTTGTAAATGGGACTCAGTGATTCCGTTTGAACCACTTTGGGCCGAGTACAAGCGTGTGACGAAGCCCCGCGCGGCAATCGTACTTACAGCAAGTCAGCCATTCACGTCGCTACTAGTGACAAGCAACCTCAACGCGTTCAGGTATCAATGGGTGTGGGAGAAGTCGAAAGCATCAAACTTCCTGCTGGCGCGAAAGCAGCCACTGAAAGCTCATGAAGACGTGTGCGTCTTTAGCATGGGGACGCCACCGTACTTCCCGCAGAAGACCCCAGGTAAGCCATTCAAAGGCGAAGGTCGATCCAAGAAAGGTTCCAAATCAGATGTTGTCAACAATGTACCTAACCCCACGTTCAGGAATGACAACAACGGAGATCGCTACCCGAGAAGCGTGCAGTATTTTGCTACATCGGAATCTGAAAAGGTCGGAGCACTACACCCCACGCAAAAGCCCGTCGCGCTCATGGAGTACCTGATTCGCACCTACACCAACGAGGGCGACATGGTTCTGGACAACTGCATGGGTAGCGGTACCACAGGTGTGGCCTGCGTGAACACCAATCGGAACTTCATCGGCATTGAGCAAGACGCCAAGTATTTCGCTATTGCCGAACAACGCATTTACAAATTCCCGGAGTGGATGAAATGAAAAGATGCTTGAGAAACAGATCGAAGAAAGGGTCGGCACCTATGCCAAGGAGCAGGGGTTCCTTGTGTACAAGTTCACCAGTCCCCAGCGGTCAGCAGTGCCTGACAGGCTGTACATCAACCCCCGAGGGTTCATGTTCTTCGTTGAGTTCAAACATGCGTGACCACAAGGGGTACGAGGTCAAGGACTCGATGGATTGGCGGGACAAGCTCATCCTGTGGACCTGTGTTGTGGTGGCTATCTTGACCGTAATGCTGGGAGGGCTGTGATGACTACCATCAACATTAACAAGCTGCTGCTGGAGCAGGCGCTGAACGCTCTCTTACTTCCGTGCGACAGATGGAACAAACAGCAGTTTTTGATCGTTAAAGGTGCGATTGAATCTCTTAATGCCGCCCTGGTAGCGCCAGCGGCTGCGCCTGAGTTCCCGGCAGATTGGGCACAGATGATTCACTACCCGGAGTGCTGGGATACTGCCGCATATCCTGAACTGCGCGATGCAATCCATGAGGCGCTTGCATGGTCGGGGTGCAGCGTTTGCAAGCCAGCAACTGCGCCAGAGCCTGTGGCGTGGCTTGCTCATTACGTTGGCCGCTCTGGAATGGAGCAGGAGTACGTATCAACCGACAAGAACTTAGCAGATGAGAACGATGCGTCAGGA